TCAACGAGGGCGAACATTGCGGTGCATCGTGTTAATGACAGAAATGACAACGCCGGCGATGTCTAACCCGTCGGCGTCATAAATTGGGATCGGAGGGTATGCCGGATTTTCAGCCAGCAGCTGAGGCACCGGGTGCGTCACCAGTCTTTTGACGGTAAATTCCCCTCCAAGGTTGGCAACGACAATATCGTTATGCTGGGGAGTAAGGCTGAAGTCGACGAGAAGGAATGAGCCATCAAGAATACCGGCGCCGATCATGGAATCACCGGATACACGCAGGGTATATGTCGATGACGGGTGGGGAATGAGATGCGACACCAGATCGATGCCGCTCTCAATGTAATCGGCAGCAGGACTCGGGAAGCCTGCGGAAACGAGATCCCCGTACATGGGGATATATACCGGAACGTCCGGAAAAATAAGGCGTTGTAGTTGCATATTATTACCTCCTTTGTAACCTACTGTGTTTATATACAGTAGTTATATTTCAGAGGGCGTTCAAGAACCTGAAGATGAATGTTTTATAACTTCCTGAAGTTCCTGAATTTGTTTTTGAAGATGCTGGACAGACTGAGTAAGTTTCATGATGATCGCCATCTGATCCAGTGAATAACCCGCTCCCGGGTTTTCAGGATCATAATCGTAATTTTCCAGTCCCTTACCGCGAACCACGCTGGGTGACACCTCAATCAGATCCTGGGCAATAAAGCCGTATTGCGTGTCTGATTCTTCGAGCACGCCACGGGCACGATATTTAAATGAGGCTGCCCGGTACTGCATGACTTCCTCCAGGGCAGCGGCATTATCATCCTGATACTCGATATCTTTCTTCAGATATTTATCTGATGAGGTGGTGAAGGCAACCTGCCCGATCAGTGACCCGTCCACCCACAATTCGAAGGGGTTTGCGCCAACCGCAGTCGGCCCGCCCCAGTCAAAGTTGAAGCAACTGCCGCCGAACACACCATTTATCCCGCGCCGCGTGTTATAGCCGCCGATAATTCGCAGTTTTACCCAGTTTGAATTCCTTGGCTCCAGATCCAGATATGCTGACCCGCCCACTTCTATTTTGTTTGACGTAAAAAGAATGTTTGCAGCGAGTCTGAAACTATCAAGCATCAGCGACTTAATATCACTGTTCTCGCCAGCGGCAGCCTTTTTCCCAAGCTCTGTAACAATCCCGCTCCATGCCGGGCCGGTAAATGTTGTGCCGTCGGGAAGTTTAACTGTTATCGTTCCTGAACCGGAAAAAAGCTGCTGCCAGTTCTGTTTATCCAGATTCATTCCACGCATGGCTTCAGCGCTTTGCGTAACCAGCGCAGCCGTCACCTGGCTCATTGCCCGCTGGGGAATATAATCCCATGTCAGCCCTGACGTCTGGATGCCCCTGAAAGGCGACACGAGTTTAAGCTGAGTATTACTGACAACAGTCTGAACCGGCAGCGTGTAGTCCACACCGCCCGCCCGAAAGACCATAAAGCCACCCGGTGCCACATCCGTTATGAAAGACGTGCCGGTACCATTTACGGTTTCTGAATTCTGGTAAACGGTTAACGTTCCAGTCGCCATATATTTACCTTTTGATTAATACATTTTTGGAATCAGAGGGAGGGTTAAACTGGCAATACGACGGCCAGTAACAGGATATTTATCCGTCCATCTGGCTTTTACTTTTCCGCGCCCTAACTGAATAACGTTACCGTTTCTGATAATGCCCAGTAACTTAAGAATGTCCCACCCGGAGGCTATATCACTGTCAAAGCCGAACGTACCTAACGGCACCATCGTGGGGCCTATATCCACGGGGTTCATACCCGGTGTCCACATTGCGCCGGTAAACACAAATGGCCGCTTAGTCAGCGAAAAAACACATTCATTCGCGGCATTCATAATGGTCAGCCCGGGGCCGGGTACGGGGGGGATCCCGGATGCGAAAATAGCCAGCGTCAGTGTCACCGTGGCAGGATCGTCATAATAGTTGAGCCTGTCCCGGTAGGCGTAAATCCGGGTACCGTCACACTCAATGGTCACGCCCGGCGCGGACCAGTCGGCAAAGACAATTTGCTGTGACTGCGGATACCCGGTGTCAGGAAGAAGTGCCTCACCTGATACCGTGATACTTCCGCGCCACACACAGAACCCGGCCATGGTGGCCGACGGTATGGCTGTCCAGTCCGTGGAATCCTGAATGAGCAATCCAGCATTACCGTTCTGCGTGGCGGGCAGGATTTGCCACAGTGATGCATCAAACGCCTTGTAGTTATTATCGTTATTCTTCGATCTCCATAACTGCTGTGTCACGGTATTACCGGAGATGGTGTATCCGTCCAGCATGAATATTGTGGGGATCAGGTCGGGGCTGAATGCCGGTCGGTAGACGGCCGCTACCCGTGGCACAATGAACATGGTGCTCCCGGGTACTACATTGCTGATGGTGGTGCTCATCTGCTGCCAGTCGGAGGTATTCCACTGAGCGGACATCGTCGGGCAGCGCAGGCCTGCCGTAATTTCCATGATCGGGCCACCATCGCCCGGATTAAAATATAATCCCTGTCGCATATCACCATCGCCCTAACCGTATCAGCCCGCCATTGGGCAGATTAACCGTCACGCCGAGATCATTTATCACCACGGTATTCCCGGTACCACTCAGCGAAAAATTGCCGCTTGTCGCATAGATAGCCCCGCGGACGGTCACATTATTAAATTCAGCCGTACCGGCTTTATTGATGCTCCAGCCCGCCGCCGCCGGCTGATAATCAATCGACTGAATAACGCCGGCAATTTTGGCTGTTGTAATGGTGCCGTCCTGGATAAAGGTGTCTCGCAGGAATGCCTGACCGCTGACAACAGCAAAGGGCGAGTACTGGTTATTGCCGCTGCCGCTCAGCAACACAAACTGATCGGCATTAAACGCAACACGCGTGGTCACCGCCCCGCCTGCGCCTGCAATTACCGCCACGGACATACCCGCCAGATATTCCTGCCCGTTGATGCGAACCCCGACGCGTAATGTCCTGATCGCACTGGCACCATCGCTGTCAACCATCGCCGTCAGCTTGTCTTCTGTCTGCGCGAGCACGTTGCCAATCTGCGCCTGCACCGTGGTGCTCAGGGAGGCCAGCGACTGGTTTACGGCTGCGACAGTTGAACTTATCTGTAATATCTCCGCGCGCACCTCTCCCTGCTGCGCAAACTGGTGTGTGACGGCATCATGGTTTGCGAGGGCATTCTGCATCGCGGTTTCAAGCGAGGAGTTAATGCCGGCGGTCAGCATTTCCCCGTCTTTGGCGGACAGGACATCATTACCGATGGCGTCCAGAATATCGCTGGCACTGGCGCTGGCCATGCCCCGGACCCAGACGGTCCAGTCGGACTGGTTGCCGGTGCGATCCACCAGCCTGGCCCGATACCAGAACACCTGCCCTGCCTTGAGGCCCATCTGCTGGTAAATTTTCTGCGGGTACGGTACAGCCGTCAGCAGCATCGGATTTGAACCGTCTGCAGTCAGGCTGTACTGGATCTCCGTGCTCAGCGTGTCGCCGGTGTCGGCCGGGAAGCCCCAGGTGATATTGATACCAAACACAACATCTTCAGAAGCGGTAAGGCCGACCGGTTTGGGAACATCACCTGCCCGCCCCTTCAGGTGCGTCAGAGCAGATGTCGCCCAAAGGCTCGACGCGCCGCCGGAGTTGAGGGCGCGCACGCGTACCAGGTAATCACCCTCGAAGATGCCCGGCACTTCGATATTGCGCAGCCCGGTCTGCGGAATGTTGATCCACTCATTATCCCCGCGCTTCCATTGCGCCTGATAAGCAACGATATCCGCCTGCGGTTTGCCGTTTTTATCCAGAGGCTGATCCCATGTGGCAACCAGCGTAGCGATGCGCTGCCCCTGCCGCACCGCGTCATAACTGGCAATCTGAACATTGCCGGGTTGCGCAACCAGCCCCGTAGGGATCAGGCTGACAGGCGGTATATCGAGGCGGGCGTTATTATCAACAGCATCATATTTTGAGGCGCTGTATTCCGTACCAGTGATGGTATAGGTGTTCTCCTCGTCGTTGAACGTCAGGTTCAACACGCGGAAATACTGCAGGCGCAACTGCCCGGCATCAATAACGAAAACGGCATCTGGCGCTGGCGCAGAGGAAAAGGCCGTGGCCACGATTAACTGCGTGCCATTGACCGCCTGAATGACCCGGTTTTCCACAATACCACCCTGGGTGCGGATCATCAGCGTGTCGCCCGGGACGGCGCTGGTCCCGCGATCGGTCGTGACGGCTTTAAGCCCGGCGTCGTAGCTCACGACGCGACCACCATACACCCGCCCGGAAAAGCGCTCATCCGCAAAGGCGAACACGGTGCCCGGTACATAGACATAACCATCCAGCCCGGTTTGCAGCGTGATCATGCGATCAAGGTAGTTGGAGTACACCGCCCATCCGCCGCGGCGCTGCGCCTCACTCTCTCGCGTACAGCCAATCGCAGTCAGCTGCGTTTGCTTGAATTTGAACTGCTTCACCAGGTCAGGGAACATCACCGCGGTGGTGCGATCCTGGTAGTGGTTGTCCGGGTCGCTGAAGTTAATCAGCGCCGAACTGTAGCGATTCTTCTCGCTGCCGCTGGAATAGCTCGGCTTACCAATGACCGAGGCGCGGGTGAGGATCTGCAACTTCGACGTGTTCGCCGGCATGTCCGAGACAACATTGAACATGTTGTTGCCCCAGAACGTCATGCCGTTGAAGCCAGCGGCGATATCCTTGATCACCTGCCAGGCGTCGGCCTGTGACTGGATATAGACATCAAACAGGAAGCGCGGCTCGGTCCCTGCACCACCCTTACCGTCCGGCACTTTCTGGTCGCAGCGCTGGGCTATGCGGTACAGCTCCCACTTATCCAGCATGGCTGGCGTTACCCGACGCCCCAGGCCAAATCGCGGCTCAGTGAGTACATCGAACCAGATCCACGCCGGGTTATTCGACCAGCCCCATTTGAATGTCCCGTCCCACGTGCCACTATAGATCCGCGCTATGGGATCATAATTCGAAGGAATCCGGATAATCCGACCCTTCGGCTTACAGGATATTTTCGGGATGTTGTTGAACGATTTGGCGTTAAAGGACACATACAGCAGCGCGGTGTGCGGATAGCGCAGGCGGGCGTCGATCACCTCCGTGATGGCCTGCACCTGCGTTTTGTTCTGCAACATCTGACTGGTGCTGTCGGCGGTGTCACGAACGACGCGGATCTGCCAGCCTGTGTTTGCCTTGGGCAGATTGATGCGGTGTGTCAGCTCATATAGCGAACTAAGCTTTTCCGTTACGGTTTTGGTGAGCACGGTGCTATATGCACCTCCATCCACCGCCAAGTCTATGTGATATTTAACGGTGGTGCCGACGATGTCTCCGTCCTTTTCCTGCTGCTGAAGACCCGGGATACCAACCCTCACCAGCACGGCGTCAATCTGGGTGTTGCTCAGCGCGCGCGTCCACGGAGTGGCCTGGATCAACGACACGCCAATACTCGTCTCGTTTTCTACGGCGGGGAACCCGGGGATCGGCGTCTGGGTCTGCGTACCGGGACGGAAGTCCCAGGAGACATTCTCAAAGTTCATAGAGCCGTCGGGATTGCCCAGAGGCGTGCCGTCAAGGAAGATCCGGGTAGCATCCAGCCCACCAGCAAACTCGCCTTCACCGAGCGCCAGCAGCATGCGACAGCGCGCCATCGACTGCGCGGAATCAGGCTGTTCAACAGGTGTGTGCTGCTTCTGGCTGCCGCCCTTTGCACCAGTAATCGTTGCCATATTGCATCCATAAAAAAAGCACCCGATTGGGTGCTATTTAAAGAGTAAGAATTCGTCAGATGTCCTCGGCGACGATACCCGCGCTGATAATGGCGCCGCCTATCTCGCGCTCGCCGTACAGAAGCGCGACCGGGTTACCCATCGCCAGGGTATTCACGGTACCGCCGAAGGCATAGCTGGGTTTGTTGTCGGGGTCGTCTCGCCCCTGCAATCCTTTAGGCTGCGGTGAGAGCATCTGGTAAATGCCGCCGGCAATCATGCCAATGCCAGCAGAGATCATCCCCGCGCCGATAACACCGGCTGAACCGAACGTCATGCCGGTGACGACAATGCCCGCCACAACCATGACGGCACCCAGTATCGTCTGGAACAAGCCCGCTTTCTTTGCCCCTTCCATCACCGGCGCGATGCGGATATCGCTGTCACCGCCCAACTCCTTAAAATCCTGCGCGCCGATATTGCGCTTACCGCGAAATACGGCGAAGACCATGCCGTTTTTTTTGGCATTCATGAGGTAGCTTTCCAGTCCGTCCAGGTTGATGCAAAGCGCCTTTACCGCTTCCGCTGACGTCTGCACCGCCAGCCTGTGAACGCGACCGAACCGGCAGCCCAGCGCCCCATACAGTCTAATCGTGGTTAAGCGCGCCATGGCTGAATCTCCTGCGGCAGGTCTTTGTGTCGAACGCAGATCATCGTCCGGTCTTTAAAATAACCGCGGGCATAAGGCGTGATGCAGGATGGCTGACCGTACAGATGGTGCAGCAGTTCGCCCTCTTCGGTGATGATCCCCGCGTGGTTCCACTTGTCCGACTCGACCTGCATGATCACCATGCACCCGGGCGCGGGGTCGCATTCGACAAACCCTTCCCGCTCCCAGTTTTCGAAATACAGGTTGTCCGAGTACTGGCTTTCCCACCACGGATAATCCACGCGGAAATCGTTCAGCGCTACGCCCTGGGTGGCGTGCCAGTCCATGATCAGGCCCCAGCAGTCGTGCGATCCCAGTATGAACGGGCGGCCAATCAGCGGGATGGCATCAGGGGTGATCTCGGCGTACTCATCGCAGTCCGGCGCGTAGATGCCCCAGATCACACCGGAGTTATTGCACTGCTGGCGATCGAGGTCGGACGGGATAGGTCGTGCGCCATCGCCCGGGTGGGAGTGAATGACGCGGATAATGGTCCCGGCGTCCTCGGCGTTCGCCCAGTGCTCGCCGTCGATTCTGAAATGCTCGGTCGGGTTTTCGTGGCTGTTTGGCACCGGGATATAGCGCTGGCGCCGTCCTGACTGGATGACGAAGCCGCAGCACTCGCGCGGAGATTCCTCCAGCGCATGCGCCCGGATCGCCGTCATAATGGTTTTGTTCATGGGTATATCCGGTTATCGGGTGAAGAGTACTGTCGCCGGGAAGCCGCCAAAATCCAGAGCGGCAATGTTTGGCTCTGCCAGGCCGGCACCAAAGCGCTTGCGGCAGTCACTCAGGCAGCCTCCGCATACATCGAGGGCCGGGTCAGCAACCGCATTACCCTTCGCGTCAAAATATGCCGTGCCGTTGTAGGTGCAGCCGTCACCGCTGCGGTACTGCCCTCGCAGTGCCCATTCACAGAGCGAGGTGATCTGCCGGGTGGGTATGACCAAGTTCTGCAGGTCTGCCGGGCTGCTGAGCGACCAGGACACCACCTCGTCGTCTTCCGAGGTTTTGGTATCCAGCCAGAAGGTCTGCAGGGAGAACATTGTCGGATCCGCTGTCGGGTTCACGCCGCCCGGGAAGTTCACCGCATCGAGGTAAACCGCGTAGGTGTCGATGATGCTCACTTTCGCATTCACCATGTCCTTAAACTGGAGGCACAGCGCGGTGATGTGACCGTCGAGGTTAGACACGCTCAGTTTCGGTTCTGCCGCCTGATCGGTTGAAAGCGCCAGGTCTGTGATCTGGAAAGGCCAGAACTCGTAGGCGTTGCCATCCCAGATGATGGGCTTCGGCCCCAGCCTGGCCTCGTCGCCGTTCGCTGCGTCTATCTCAGCAGGCGTATGGGGAAACGGGCTGTAATGGAAGCGGTGGATCCCGCCGCTGAACTCCGAGGCATCCACTTCGACCAGGCGGACCCTGCCGCCCGGTGCCAGCTTCGCCGCTGTATCAATCAGTGCTGTCATGTTCTACCTCAGGCAAATACACCATAGGCGCGCTTAATGGTGAACGTCAGCTCAGCGAATTTGCTGCTGATCTGGTTTTTGCGTACAGAGTCGGCGACAACGCGGTACAGCCCCTTTTCTTCGCCCGGCGGTGTGATGATGAAGGCCTTCACGGTGTGAGCCAGGAGAAAAGCACGCACTGCGTTCACCTCCGCCTCAGTGCCGGTATGTTTCATAGGCACCTGAATGGCCGTTGAGTTGATGCCATTCTCAGCCACCTGTTCATAGCCATCGCCAAACTGCGCCGCACGCACCGTCTGGCTGTATTCAACAGGGCCAGCGCCAAGTTGCGAGCGCCAGCTGTAAGTTTCAACTGCCATATTTGCTCCATAAAAAAACCCAGCCGGAGCTGGGTTGATAATAAAGAATAATATTTAAGAAATGTCATGCAACTAATACTTTGATTTCTTTCAAAATATTTTGAGCCATTTCAGCATCTTTTAAGATGCAGTCCAGTTGCGACTTATGTATATTGTGCGTTAATTCATAATCTGCTTCACACCTAGATTTATGACACATCTTCAACTTTACAGCTAATAGCTGCAATGTTCTTACATGAGACGGGTGTAAATTATCAGCGCAGTCTGCTAAATATTGAGACAAGCGGGCATGTGTTCCGCCTTTGAAATTTTTGCCTGGGATTGGATGACTTTTTGGTACGTGACCACCAGCAAGTTCATGTGCAGCGTGAAACATGCTGTAGTATGCCCGGCCTATCGAAGCCCTCAAATTAACTTCGTTTTCAGCATCTTCTGCCATCGATTTTGCAAGGCGAAGGATTTCAGAATGTGAGACAGCCATTTCAATCTCCTATCACATGGAATGTGGCGATGCTGTTGGGAGAGAAAATTTGATGATCCACAATCAATGATGCAAGCTCATCATTGAGTTCCCATAAATTATCAGAGAGTTCAGAAGTTATACCAAAAGAGAAAATTAACATACCTTCCGCATCAGTATGGATTGAAGCTTGTTTCGGTGGGAGTTTTAGCCTTTCTGCTATTTGCATTATAAGAGAAGCCATTTGGAATAAATCATGGGATTCATCCTTGTCATCCATCAAAATATTGAAGATGGAATCGCAACGCATAATGTCATACCTTTGTTTTTCTGCAAATGATGATATATCACAGGAATTGAAAATTGGCTGACCCTTTATAAGCAACATTGTATCGAGATCCCCCCAAAACCCTGCATTCAAATATGCATGGCAAAGCCCAGCAAAACCGACATAAGGGATACTTTTGTGGGAAATTTCACGCGCCAATCGATACTGGCATCTCTGGCCTAAAGCGACTGAAAAATTCACCCACACCACATCATTATAAGGATTGATAAGGGTAAGTCGCCTATGGGTTTCCATAGCGGAAACATAGTTACCACCAACGATTTCTGCAAGCCCTATGACTAAAAGAGATTGATAGGCATCTGGTATTTTTTTAGCCTCACGGATAACCACTCGCAGGCCAAATTCACCGATTAGATTTTCTCCCGACTCGATAGAAGGAACTAGCTTGTCAAGAAGCTCATTAGTTTTCAATTGAGGGTTAGCGCTAGTCATATCCGTATCGGCCACATGATGTTTAGCCGAATCATAGCAAAACTAGTCTGACGCCTAAACCTGGCTAAATATACATTGAACAATACATAGCCACCCCACCAACAAAAAGCCCCGCATTAGCGAGGCTCGGTGTCGGTTGAAAGCCCCGGGCGGGGCTTGGTGGTCAATAACTTGCCATCATGAACTGCTTATCATCTGCCTTCCACACATCAAGACTGATGTTTGAACCTGAATTGGAATTACTGATCCTGACCTCAGCTTTGGAGTCTTTAACACCTTTGAATTTGAATGATCCTACATCCACACCTTCGTGGAAATAACTATCAGAACCTACAGATAAGAATCTTTCCGCATCAACAGTTACATCAACCTTACCGTCCTTAGAAATGAATACTTTGGCATAATGCCACTTACCTGTGCCAAGTAGATCTCCTGAAAGAAACTCACAGTTCAGAGACACGTCTCCCTTAATGCATTGTGATGTTTTTTCCTCAGTTCCGCTCTCAATCATCTCTGAAATGCTTGGCTTCGAATCGGTTGCGGATGCGTTGTTTTTCGCGGGTGGATTGTCGCAACCAGTTAGCCCGACAAAAGCTAATATCATTAAAGCCCTTTTCACTATCATCCCCTTGATAAGCATGGTTTAGAGCATAATAACCAGGGGACTAAGTAAACACTATCGGCCTTTGGTGAAGTTGTAGATCATGCCACCAGGCTTAAGGTGCTTTTGAACTACCTGCAGAGCGGCGTTCTGCATCTCATCGGCAAGCGCGCGCCCCATGGCGTCGCCAGAACTGGATGTATGGGCTGTTGCTGATCCACCAGCATCGACATTCACGGTAGTATTAATTACTGGGGCAACACCACCGCCACCCTGCGCTCTAACGCCTAACCGTCCGGCTGAGTCACGCGTCAGCGGCATGATGGCTTCGGCTCCTGCTTCAGCAAATACTCCGCCCTTGGCAAACTTCGACGCCCCCTGGAAGGTAAAATACTGAGGTGAATCGTAGACGCCATTCACATACTTGCTGAGGCCCGGCGAATCATAGACCCCGCCTTTAACATTGAACGTTACGCCTGCTGCTGCGTTAGCATACGCCCCGCCTGGCGTAGTCCCACCACCTGCGCCTCCGCTGATCCATCCCATTGCGGCCTGCACTGCGTAGGCGACCATGAGGCGGTTCGTCACATCCAGGATCATCTTGAGCATCGACTTGCCGAACTCTTTAACCGACGCTTTGCCTGTTATCATAAGCTCGGTCAGCATGTCGCTCAGGCCTGTTAGTGTTGAGCTGGCAACATTCTTCACGGCATCGTAGGTATTCGTGGCAGCGTCCAGATATTCATTCCAGCCACTAAGCGCGCCGGCTTTCCAGTCGCCGCGCATCTTATCCTCTTCAGCGTAATAGTTTTTAAGCGCAGCCAACTCCTTCTGATAGCCATCGCTCTCAAGGTCACCACCGCTATTTAGCCACCCTTGCCGTAGTTGAGCCTCTTCCCTTAAGCGCTGGGCCTGCTGGCTACTCAAACCAGAACTATCGCTTAATGCGGCAGTCTTTTCCGCCATTTGAGTGACGTACTTCTGAGAACTGTCCTGCAACCGATTCAATCGTTCCTGAATAGCAATCTGATCACCCAGCCCGGCATTAACCTCTGCCTGAGCCAGTGCGCGGTCTTTGGTCGCAAGCAGAGCCTGCTCGTCTTTCGAAAGTACCCGAGTTTTGGAAGCCTCCTCCAGGATGCTGAATTTTGAGATCAAATCCCATTGCTGCTTGCGTTGCTGGCTTATCACATCGTTAAGATCACGATGCTCCTGAAGCGTTTTCAACTGTGCTTGCAGTGAAAGGGTTTCAGCATTGGTGCTGTCTAAACTGCGCGTTCCGGTGTCCACCTTAAACGCGGGAGGTTTTGGGGTTTTGGCATCTGCATAACGCTTTTCGATACCAGCTTTCACCATCTGGTACTCTGCCTCAGAATACCGTGATCTATCTGCCGCAAGCTTTTTAAGCTCCGCAGCCCGCTTCATAGCGTTAGTTTCATACTGCTCGAGGTTCGCATTGCGGCGCTGCGACGCCTCGAGGTCGCGTTGGTTATCTTCAGCAGCCTTGCCTTTGGCAGCTGAAATATCACTCTCAAGTGCCAGGGTTTTCTCTAAGGCACTAATCTGCGTTTTAGTCGAAGCAACCAGCGCCTCCTGGTCCTTTCGACGCTGCGCGGCAGCAGCATCCTGGAAGTTACTGCTTTGCCGACCATAACCATAATCAGGACTTGCAGCAGCACTACCCTGAAGAGTTTTTAGCGTTTCCTGCTGCGCCTTAAGCCGCTCTCTCAGGCCTTTGAGCGTATCTTCTGGGGTAACCTGCCGCCCGACGTTAAGCATCTGATCCCAGGCAGATGCCGCACTATCTTTAATCGCCTTCCAGAGCCGCTCAATATCACCCAGATTCTCTTTTATCTGGCTCGACCGGCTCTTCATGGCGTTGGCGTAAGTGTCCATAGCCAATTTTGCCGCACCTGTGGCATCCCCCTGCTTTTGCAGAGCAACAATCTGATCGTAAATGGTCGCGTTCAGATAGTGATATTGCTCATTCAGGGCCAGAGAAGCTTTTACAGGATCATCCGCAAGCCGTTTGAAATCAGCGATCGTTTTATTGATAGCCTGCCCGGTGGCGCTCTGCATAGCCACGGCTGAGGCCGCAACAGTTTCCAGAGCATTGCCTTTAAATGCACCGGTACCCAGCGCGGCCGCAATGGCCTGTGCCGCCGCAGAAATTTTGCCGACGCTGCCGCCAATGCGTTCTGCCATATTCGCAAGGTCAGCAGATGTTTTCCCTGTGTAACTCCCCGTCAGCAGTAGCTGGCGATTGAACTCACTCGCCTCCTGGCTACCCTGGTACCACGCTGTTGCCAGCGCCCCCGCCCCAATAACCAGCGAGCCTATACCGACCGTCAGCGGGTTAACAAAGCCGATCATGGTGCGAAGATAATCCCCAACACCTGTCAGCGCCCCTTTGACCCCGCCAAACTGGTCTTTAATCTGCCCGCCCTGCTGGAGCAGGATCAGGAACGGGGATTGCCCACCAGCCAGCTGCGTGGCGATATCAGTAAACTGTGCCGGTAGTGTGCGCATTGCTGCGCTGTACTGACCCACAGAGATACCCGCGCGCCGGGCTGCCGCTTCCTGCCGGGATAACGCCTCAGGCAGCACGTCAGCCACGCCAGAGAGGCGCTCGCGTGTCTGGTTGAGGATGGTGTTGAAGTGCTCGAACTGGGTGCCGTTAATGCGGCCCGCTTCGAAGTGCGCCACCAGCTGCGCATGCTGCTCATCCAGCGAGTTGAACGCGCGGATCGTCGGGTCAATTGAACCCAGCAGGTTCTTCAGCGCGGCTGATTGCTTCTCTGCCGCCTGAGTGGCGGCGAGTTCTGCCTGTGCACGCGCTGCCGCTTCGCCGGTATCCGTCAGCTTAAGCCGGGTGTCGTCCAGGATTTTGTTGTAGGCCTGGAAGGTTTCGGTATCCAGAAAGCCTTTGTTCTGGAAGTTGCGCAGCGCGGCCTGCTGCTCATCCAGACGGTTAAGGGCTTTGGTGACCGGGTCAATATTCTCCAGCAGTCCCTTGAGCGCGTTCTGCTGCTCCCGGAGGCCTTCCGAGCCTTCCTTCGCTGCAGGTTTGACACGCTTGGCGGCATCTGCCAGCGCATCTGCACCAGCAACGGCACCGGCCGCCGCCTGACCGAGTTTATCCAGCTCATTACTGGCTGTTTTCAGGTCAGAAACATCGGCCCGCAAAGTAATCGAGGCGATCTGGTCTGTCATTATTTCGTCTCCTTGTGCATTACTTTGAGAGCCTCGCTTTCCATAATCTGAAGGTCAGCCATGCAGGCCACCGCATCCTCAACCCCGTGTAACTCAAACATCCAGGGGAGAACGTTGTAATCAAGGCCGGTCGCCCCGCCCGCGCCGACGCGCCACTGGGTCGCCAGCGAAGAGAAGATGGTGAATGATTTCCATGCCGACGGCAGGATCTCCACCTCTTCCTCCACGTCTTCAGGCGTCAAACCAAAAGCGGCTAATTCCGCGAGAGTCGGTCCCGGCGTGTACAACGCTGCGGCGACCTGCCTCAGTTTTTTTCGCGGACGCCCATCAGCTCTTTGGTGTAAGCCAGGCCGATACTGTCGAACGCGCGCGGGTAGTTCTGCAGAAGGACGATCACGTTATCGCGGTTGAACTCGTCAGGCAGCGCCCAGCCATCAACGATCTCCATCAGGTAGTCGGCCTGTGGCTCGATAGCAGTCTTTTTGCCTTCGGCGGCTTTGTGCAGCTTCTCATCCATGTCACGCAGCTCTTCGAGTGTCTTATGGCGGAAGGTAAAGGTCAGCTTGCCGTCTTCGGCACCGGCGCGCGGAATGCTGGCGGTAACGGTAAAAGTCGGGTTTGGGATCAGGGAGAACTTGGTCATTTCGGTTCCTTAGAAGTATGCAGGATGCGGACGTAAAAAAGCCCGGCGAACCGGGCCTGAGTGGTTAGCTGACCGTGACGACACATGCGCCAGAGGTGATGGTCTTGCCCGCGGCGTCGGTGACTTCGCAGGTGTAAGAGCCAGCATCGCCGGATACCACAGACGGGATGTTGAACGTGGAGGCTGTTTTGCCCGGGATAGCGGTGCCGCCTTTCTTCCACACGTAGGTATAAGGCGCGGAACCACCCTGCATCACCACAGCCAGGTCTAACGCGGCGCCAGGGGCAAGCGATTTGGTTGCCGGCAGGTCAGTCAGGAACGCCAGCGGCACAGCGGAGGAGTCGGCTATCGGGTAAATCTGCATATCCGATTCGAAGTTCATACGCGCTTCGTTGCTTTCCACGGCGTTGATTTCGGTACGTGGCACGCGCTGGAACGACACTTTGGCAGAGTAGTAACGATCCGCTTTACCGCGCGGGTTATGGAACCAGACCGCTGTGGTGTCGCTGGAGTCATCGAGGTCGATGAGGCGTTTGTAGATGGCAAGCTGCGGATCGTGTGCGAAGGTGTAAACCTGAACCACGGCGTTTTTGAACGTCGGGATGGTACGGGCCTTATCATCTTCCAGGAACTGGACAGAGATAGTCTGCTGATCACCGCCTTCGGTGGACAGCGTCATAACCTGCGGCATCGTGATCCACGAGTCGATCTTGCGCAGTGTGCCTGCCCCGGTACCCGCCGGGAATTTCTTGGTGTCAGAGGTATCGAACGCGTCCAGCACGATTTTGGTGCCGGTGACGGATTTCACGCGCAGCACCATATTTTCGAGTTTCAGCCAGCCGGAGCTCACCTGCACAATATCGCCCGCCAGGATGCCGGCGGCAGATGCAACGGTCAGTTCGCATTCCGTCGCGTTGGAGGCTGCGGTAAAGGTAATGGGGGCCTGATAAGCCCTGGCCACGTTAACACGCGAGCCGTTAGGGATTGCGAATGCCATAGCACTCTCCTGAATTAAGGGAATAAAAAAACCCGCCGGGTGGCGGGTCAGTAATCAGCGCGGTACTGCATGCTGACGGGGGTTGTGTAGGTAATGGATCCGCTACTGCCGTTTGGCGCCGAGGTAGGTCGGTCCTGGATGGGCTGGCGCACCTGCGGTGGCCCGTTGATATATACGGTCAGGTCGCCATCCACCAGCGGTAGCCCTTCGGGGAAAGCATCAGCTACAGACGTTGCCAGTCCCCTTGCCTGCGTCACGCCGCTGCCTGCTGGCGCAATGATGTTGAGCTGGAGAATGCCCTGGTATGTACGCATTTGGCCTTCCAGATCCTGCCCTACGGTCTGCGCAGGCAGGATATAAACGCGCCCGTATGGCGCATTATCCGGGGGAGTGAACGCGATATTCGGCCAGGCCACCGGCAGGCCAAGCGACGAGCAGATAACCGCAACACGGCTCTCCAGCAGCCCAGCGATACGCATTGACTGGTCACTGGCCATTGCGCACCTCGCTCATTGCCTCACGGAACAGCTGCGCGGCATCCAGCACAGTAACCCGCACCATACCGCCTGGCGCCTGGGTGGAGTGGCCTTCCTCCAGGGCTCGGGCGTAAGGCAGGTTATTGGTGAAGTAAATCGAGCTGACCTGCCCCACCCTGAACACCTCAAGCACCGCCATGCCACGGGAGTTTGAACCCTGACCGGAAGCGTCGGGCGTGTCGTTGGACTGCGTTGGCTGGCTGTCGAAACCCACGTACCAGTTGTTTTTGAAACGCCCGCCGACATAGCCCTCAGGCTTTTTGATATCCATCGAGTCGTTGACCGCCCGCCCGCGCTTAAGGCGCCCTGATTTGGTCAGGTTGGTCGGGTCATTACGCAGCGCGGCATTATAGTCTCGCACCGCAGTGTTGTACGCCGTCGCGGTCTGGTTGACCTGCCAGATATCGGGGTTACCAATTGGAGACATCTCAACCAGCCGCCCGAGGATTTTAATACCCGTCCGGCGCACCACCTCGTCCATCTCCTGCTTTGAGCTATCCACGAACAACTGAACGGCAGCCAGGAACGGTTGATTAGCAGAGCTGGCCATAGTCATGCCCTCAACTGGATGTTGTAGGAGATCAGCACATCGGCAGGCTTAACCGGGTTTGGCTGTACCACCCGCCATGCCTTACCGTCGATTTCGATGCGGTCGTCAATACGCACTTCCGTTTCGGCTGTGGCCGCCAGCTTTTTATCGCCGGTGGCAATCAGAGAGCCATCTATTTCACGGGAGGAGTACTCAGTGATAACGCCAGTGACGGTTGCCGTGACAGCAGGAGTGGTTACCTCTTTGCCGAACTGATCGCGGGTAGTGCCGCCACCGCGGGTAAGCGGATAAGCCTTCCCGTTCTCGGTCAGTAGTCGCGTTGCGGTGTTTCGCATACGCCGGTAGTCGACTGGCATATCACCCCCTTTCGATGCGGATCTGATTGCCGCCCACCACCAGCCCGCGCAGCGAGGAATAGAACCAGGGGAATGACGGTGCCGCCTTATTCGTGCCCGGTTCGTACTGGACCGTGACTGCGCCCTCTACGCGCTCCATCGTTACCGCACCACCACCTGCAACCGAAGGCGTGAGGTCAATCTCCTGCGACTCGATAGCCAGGCGGCACTGCGCATCAACCAGGCGCTGTGGGATAGTGTCATCTGGCAGGTCAACACCGTCGAAGCGCACGCCCGCGCGCGGCCACGACAGTGGCTGTGATGCACTGGAGCGCTGCCCGCGCCATGTCTTGCCTTCCAGATAGTCCATTGCCTGCATCAGCATCTGGCTACATTCGCCATCATCCGCAGGCACGGCATACCCGCGCCCTGCCGCGAACGTGCGCAGGTCAATAACGCTGGCGTAGCTGTTAAAGTCAGGCGAATGGGGATCGGCAACCAGCATGGTTATTCCTCCAGACGCCAGTCCAGCGCCAGCCAGTTATTCACTTCGTCAGGGTGAACCTCAGCGCTAAGCGGGCCGCCGGGAAACTCAGGGGTATCGCGCACCATCACCACCAGCTCAATACCCTGCTGCTGGTCCTGCTGGTCCTGCTGGTCCTGCTGGTCCTGCTGGTCCTGCTGGGCAGGAGTTTGTTCAGCGCCGTTCTGCGCGGCAAGCTTTTCAGCCTCACGCTGCGCGCGCTGTTCTTTAGTCAATCCGGCCATCGGGCCTCCTGAATAACAAAGGGGCCGAAGCCCCCTGGGTTAACCCATGATGATGACAGAATGTTCAGGCTGAACAGCGGCCACACCCCACGCCACACCAACCTCATAACGCACCTGGCGGTACTGGCGGTACAGCGCGATCTGGAAGGTGATACCAGAGACCGGATCGGTTACGTTCATCACGTCGTCAGCGGTATCGCCGCCTTTTGGCATGGCCGGGGTACGGCAGGCCAGCAGGAAGGCGTTACGGTCAAACGCCATATTAGGCGCGAATTCGCTCAGCACGGTAACAGTTGACTGATCTGCCAGATCCCGACGCAGGCCCGGTGCGCCGATGGTGATGCTCGAAGAGGTTGCAGCAACCACCATGTACTGGTTGTCGTCACCGTCGAACTTCACCGCGGTCCCGGCAGCAATACCGCCAGTGCCAGCAGAGATGGCAATGATGATATCGCCCTCTTTCTTCGCGCCGTTGACCTTATAGCCCGCCGCAGTGCTTTTCGCGGTGCGCTTGATGTTGGCGGATTCGTGCAGGTTAAAGCCCATCACACGACCGATGATGCCTTCACGCAGCAGCTGATCGGTACCGGCTTCGTTCGCCTTGAACAGTACGGACTGTTTACCACGGATGGAGGCCATGGCTTCACCGCCCAGCACCATGCGCAGGTCTGTAGTGGGCGCACCGTTATCAGTCAGCACCTGGCGGGCGTTCGCCGCGTCGGACAGGTCATCTTTCACGCTGAAAGGCGTATCTTTCGGCGCACTGACAGCACGAGAGGATTTGTAGTACAGCGCGGCCAGGTCAGCGTCCATTTCGTTGCTCAGTGCGCGGAAGGCCTGAGAGAACTGGTCAGCCAGGACAATGTCATAGGTGCCTGACGGCCCGATGGCAAGCTGCTCTTCACCATTCCATTTGACCGGTGCCATTTTGGATTTGGTGATTTTGACGTCCACGGTACCGATGTTCTGATCACCGTCGTTTGGCGCGGTTGCCGCCGGAGTGATATCAACGGTGGTGGTTTTTGGTGCGACCGGTGCGGTCACGGTCTGGTCTTTAGCCGCGGCATCGGCTTTGGCGTTGCGGGCCACCGCCGGGATAAAGCCCACCTGCTCGCGGGATACGCGATTCAGGGCGGTGTAAATAGTTGGGATGAGGCCAGTGAGGGTATTGGACATTCAGGTTTCCTTTCGGTTAATCAACGATGCTCGTTCCGCCATCAATTACCGTTTGTCGTTCAACTGGCGGTAAGGCGTCGAAAGCAGCGCGTTTCATGGTTTTCTGCCCGGCCTGATGCTGCGACTGGTGAGAGCCACCGCCGCTGTTACCGGACGCTTTGAGGATGTAGTCTTTCTGCGGATGCAACTCGA